AGGACAGTCAAGGGCAGAGAGGTACAATTCGACGACTCTTGTCGTCACATGATGTGCAGATGTAGACAAATGCATCTCCTTTTAAAGCTAAAGCTTTGAAGGAGTGAGCTAGGTTTAATTAGCCCACTGGCGTGCTCAGGTCAGTAAATCGACTCGAGCGACGCCACGGCGGCGCCCATCTCGGTACTATCATGACAGAACGTCAGGATGTGACCGACGAGGAGCTCACGTTGAGCTTGTGTTGCTCTTTTGGAGAACACAAATTCGACGTTGGCCAGATTCTCCCCGACTTTCAGGGTAGGATCCGTGCCGTCCATCACAGGATGCACAAGCTTCACTTGCACTCGCGCGACTTGGCTTCCCTTGACCGGTTGACGGACGCTCATGGTCATTTTGTAACGAGCGTCTAGGACGCTGTTCGCAGTGTACCAAATTGCGACTCCGTTCGGATCGATCTGGGAAGGGACGTAGTTGACTGGACCGGTCTCACCCGTGAGGGTGCCGTCCCAGTTGCTACCGACTATGGTGGCGAAAGCCGACACAAGAATACTCCTACTTAGTGCTACTGAGTTGGAGGAAAAGCGCAACCGCAGAATTGATGTGGCCTTTTGAAATGGGATTCTTTAACGTCGGAAGCGGGACATCTGGAAGCGTTAAAACTTCGCGCTTACAGTAAATAGTCTTACGCGTAGACGTAAAAGAAAGAAACTCCCAAAACAGGTACCCATCAGTCCCTCTGTCTGACCCAAACGTTGTAATGAATGGATGTTCAGATGGAGTCACGCCGTTGAAGTGATGCAAAGTCGTATAGCGTGTCTTCTGTTCAACAATGAAGATCGTTTTATATGACTCTTTTACCACTAAACCGTCTAGGGCTGCAAGCGAACTAAGCCAGTTACCGATCGGCAAGAACCAATCGACAACAAAACTTAGAGGCAGCAGTTCCCAGGCGATATTTGCTGGGTTAGTGAAGCCCAGAGTAGCTGCTTGTCGCTTAAAGAGACGAGGGATCGTAAAACTCGTGCCATACTTCACACGAATAGTCGCTTTCCTTATCTCATAAGCTCCGGAGTTAGCAAAGGGCGAACTCGTCCCGTAGAGAGTTGTGCTCTCCTTGGTAAAGCTCTGCTTTGCATGCCCGTTGGATTTAAACGGCGCACTTCGCAGGACGTACTCTGCGAGATGCTCAGCGGCGCCTTGCAGGTCGCCGATTAATGGTTTAATTCCATACTTCCACGCGAGGAAGTCGCTCGCCGCACCCTTTGGGGTGGTAGGGAACAACACCTTAAACGCAGCTAACACCCTTCCTTTCCGAAGATTGGAGAGAGAGGTCGCAATACGTTTAGCTATATCGGCTATTTGATTCACCGTTTTTAGCCCTTGTGAAAGTTCCACCGCCAAATCAACTTTCTTGCGCTCTAACTTGACGTAATGGCGACGAAGAGCAACTTTGCTCAACGCCGCCACCTCGTCCTGCCAAGACGCCAGAAAGGCAGCCTGATCTGTCGGTGTTCGGTCGTCCCTGAAGTTTGGGATACCAACTAGAGGGTCGGTCGTGTAACCGAGATCCGCCCACTGGAAGAAACAAGCATTTCCAATAGGTAGAACACTTCCTAAGAGGTCAGGATTTGAGTAGTGGAAACTTGCGGGAGTAGAGTTAAATTTAGAAATCACTCCATTCCCGTAGCCATCCGTCTGCCCAGTCTGCTGGTAAAACTCAAGGTCGTTAACATTCGCGTCAACAGGTGTAACTCGAGAGTGACGCGACCACTTCCGATTCATTGGACGTAGTCGCTTCTTAACCTCGGGTATCCACTCGAAACGCGTCAGTTCAGCCCTTGGGTCGTAACCGTTAGACCGAAGCACGAACGTTCCGTCGGGTACTGGCACAACATGCCAGCCTTTCGGAATACGTTTTGGTGTCTTCGTCCTGATCGGTCTGCTGCGTCGCCAATCCATCTTATCGGTAAGTAGCTCCTTGCGGAGCGTCTTATCCTTACCGGCGAGTTTTACGGGAGGAGGTTTCCTCGAGTACCACTCGAATAACTTCTGGGCGTGCGCAGATCGAAATCTCTTGCCAGAAAACCGAGAGTTACGATCAGTGCTTTGACGAAAGATTTTGCAAGGTAATGCAGGGTAGCCGCTGGCCCAGGTCACCGTGGTACCGAACGTCGTGGACGAACCAAGTCCACTGAACGATCGCCACCTAATGGCCCAGGGCAGTTCTACGCTGTTTACTTGCTGATCAATGTTTGGCACTGACAATCCTCTCGATATCCTAGGAAGAAACGTGCTAGCGCTCACTAAGCGCCAACAAATCTGTCTAACGACAGACCCGGGTTTAGGTGAAGTAACTTGTTAGCCAAGTCACGAAGTTGCGCACTAGTATTGAGACAATCTCAACCAGTGCGTCGACGAGGTCTTGGTTCACTTGCGTCCTCCGCTTTTACTCCCGGTGGCCGAAACTCGTTCACCCTTAACACATTCAGAGCAAACGACCACGGGTTCTTTCATCAGCATCCAAATCAGAATCACAAAGAGCAAATTGCATGCTCCAAGTGCCACGAAGAGGATGTAAAATGTAAGAATCATGGCCTACGCTCCTTTGTGTGGGTGGA